GTCCTTGGTTGTCCGTGCAGCCCAATTGATCGAGTGACCGACCTGCCGTGCGATATATTCAAGCGTCTCGCCGTTCGCTCTGAGCTCGCGCGCCTTGGCGATCGCTTCGGGCGTTGCCTTGGGTCGCAATGGAAAGCCCATCTATAGACTCATCCAACGTTGACCGGGCGGAATGGAATAATGCACCGCTAAACTATCGACCATCGCCTTTGCCTGCTCGATGGTCGGCTCATAGCCGTATTGCTTACCGTACTGCCACAGGTGACCAGGCGGCATCGCCACGACCCGCACAACGGCGTCGGTGTGACCATAAAGCGTGATGTATTTCGGGCTTTGCGGGTGAGGGTACCATATAGCCTCGACGCTGGATCCATCGTCGAACCGTTGCAGCGTGGCGTTCGCCTCGACCCAATGGTCATCGATCATTATGGCTTTTTTCATGGTGCATTTTCCTTGAGCCACGACAGGTCGACACGGCCGATACGACCGCTGATGGAGTCGGCAGCAAGGACCACACGACGCAACCATTCATGGCGCTCAAGATCCTCGCGACTGATCATTTCCGGTAAACCGTCACACATGTCGGCGAGAATCTCTAGGTCACCTGCCAACTGGTCGAGCGTTTGCTTACTGGTAATCATCGAAACAGTTTCCCCATAAGTCGACCCGTCACCTTGCCGGCGATGCGCCGACCGATGCGTTTCGGAATTGCGTTCTTGCGCTTGCTGGTCAACGCCTGCACGTCGCCGCTGTATTTGGCGATGGCGTAAAGGATGCCGCGAAATTTGCTGAGTGTCATTCTGTCGGTACCTTTTCGGGTTCTGCACCGAGACGACCGAGCAGATCGTTGATGCCTTCCCCCTGTGCAACAGCCGTTGCGAGCGATGGGCATGTTTCCCTTGCGATGGTCGCCATGTGCCGCAGCGCATAAATGACCGTATCGCGTTCCTCGAGCGTCAGAGTTAGATTAGTCATGACGCCACCTTCAATTCATAAACATACTGTCTCAATTCGACCCATCGGTTTTCCTTAACCAGCCTTTCAATTTCGAGGCACTGGTTAGTCAACCTCATATCCTCAATCACCGGAAGGGTTCGTGACGGGTGTTGCCTGCTGCCGAGGTTCATTTGAGTTTCTCCCAATTTTGCCCGTTGTCGGTAAAGATGCGCTCTACACCGGTTTGATCTTGGGTGACTTTCACCGATGCAAACTTGCCGTAAACATTGGCGAGCCACTCGTTAAGTTCGTCGACGTTGTTGAGCAACTCTTTATGGGAGAGCGAACCGTCGAGATTGAGTTTGAAAGCGGTGTAGGTCATGTCGGTATCTCCTGTTCGTTGAGTTGACACTAGAACCATCCGTGCCGCCTGTCAACACGTATCGCAAATAAAAAGGCCGATGCGGTGAGGGAGGTTAAACGCATCGGCCTTATAGCCGTCCCGATTGACAGATGACATCACCCAAGCAGCCGAAGGGGACGGCTAATTAAAACCAGATCGGTAAGGGATTCGAACCCTTGAGAGACGTTAATCCCTAGCGGCTGCATTCGCACGCCCCCGCAATCGACCACTCTGCCAACCGACCTGGCCGACGCATCCTTAACGGCCTGTGTGACCATCAGTCAAGCACAAATTACAAATTTCCTCGCCTTGACCGAAATGTTATGCCGTTACGTATGAGAAAATTCGTCGACGCCATCACTATTAGTGGAACGCGCAAGCGCGCCGAGGATGGTGCATTGATCGTCGATGCTCGAGCGGCCCGCACCGGTATTCAAAACTATGCCGGATGGGAAGTCGGAAAACCTGAAATGTCGGTCGTGCGGGTATTCCGTCCGGCCGATGAGGTTTTCAGCAGCGACACGCTCATGAGCTTCGCACATCGCCCAGTCACGAACGATCATCCGACCGAGCCGGTCACCGCCGACAATTGGAAGCAAGTTGCGGTCGGTCAGACTGCCGATGAGGTCACAGCGCAAGATATTTATGTGCGCGTTCCTCTTATGGTGTCCGATGGTGCCGCTATTTCCGACGTCGAGGCCGGTAAGCGTGAGCTCAGCGCCGGTTATTCGTGCGACTTGGATTTTACAGCGGGCAAGACCCAACGCGGCGAGGCTTACGACGCCGTACAGCGGAACATTCGCATCAATCATATTGCCATCGTGCAAGCCGGCCGCGCCGGTAAAGAGGTTCGCATTGGCGACAGTGCGACAGGCTGGGGCGTTGCTCCAATTCAGACACAGGACCGCAAAACCATGACGACGAAAATCATGACGTTCGATGGTCTGCCGATTGAAGTCACGGACCAGGCCGAGGCCGTCATCAATCGTCAGAACAAGACCATCAGTGATCACCTTGCCACCATTGGCGACCGTGACACCACCATCGCGACTCACGTCGCAACGATCGCCGACCGCGACAAGACTATCGGCGAACTGACCGTGCAGCTTCAAGCCGCTCAGGCCATCGATGTCGACACCCTGGTCGCCGCTCGCACCACACTGGTCGCTGATGCTCACAAGGTCGTGCCCGACCTCGAGGTCAAGGGCCTTTCCGACCATGCCGTGCGCCTCGCTGTCGTGACCAAGCGTCTCGGCGATGCAGCCGTCACCGGCAAGTCTGAGGCGGTCGTCGAGGGCATGTTTACCGCACTGGTGAGCGGTGGCGCCAAGACCAACGACGCGGCCGACCCGTTCCGCGACGCCATGCTCGGTGACCGCACCAACGATAACACCAACGACAGCCAAACCGCTTACGAGAAGCGCACGGCTGACGCTTGGAAGAACGCAAAGTAAGGACCGAGCAACATGCCCAACGTTCAGGAAACCTATTCCGAGAATATCCGTCCGGCAGTTGCCGGCGCTCAAGCCGACATGACGCCGTCGACGATCCTGTCGCGCACCGTCGAACCTGCCGATGGTATCGGTTTTGGTGTCGTCGTGCAGCAGGGCGACAACGACAAGGGTTGCACCGACGACCTGACCGACATGACCGCAACCAGTTATGTCGGCATCACGGTCATTGACCGCGGCGTTCCGGCACTGGTCGGCGGCGATGCCGACACTTATCGCCAGTACGACTCGGCTCGCGTCATGACCAAGGGCACCATTTGGGTCGCCACCGATGGTGCGGTCGCTGCCGGTGACGATGTCACTGTCACGCTCGCCACGGGCGCGCTCGGTACCGCCGCTGTCGGTGCCGGTGTCGTGGCCATCCCCAACGCCCGTTGGGAAACTTCCACCACTGGTGCCGGCCTGGCTGTCATCCGTCTGCAGTAATCGAGGAACCACACCAAATGCGCCACAATCAAATGCAGTGGGACGCTCAGACGGCTATCGGTTTCGTTCTCGCACAGGGGACGTATATCGAGCAGCAGGTCAATGAGACCGTTTACCCTGATATTCAGTATCAGGATCTTGTACCGGTCGACATGAGCGCGCCTGAGTTCACCAAAACCGTCACCTACTACTCGAGCGACATTTTCGGTCGTGCCGATTGGATCAACGGTAATTCCGACGACATCCCAATGGCCGGCACTCAGCGCAACGTGCTGCAGACGGCGGTTCACACTGCTGGCATCGGTTACGGGTACGGTTGGGAAGAAATCGGCTATGCTCGCCAGATGGGTGTGAACCTGCCTGCCGACGATGCCGCTACCGCTCGCCGCGCCTATGAGGAAATGGTCGACCGTGTCGCTCTACAGGGTGACCAGGCAAAAGGCTTTAACGGTCTCATCGACAACCCGAACGTCGCGGCAACCGCTGCCACAACGGGTGGTTGGGGTACCGCGACGCCGGCCAACATCCTCAAGGACTTTAACCAGGCGCTCACCCTGGTATCGACCGCGACGAACCGCACCAGCTACGCAAACACCGTTCTGCTGCCGTACAGCGCAATGGAAATTCTGGCATCGACGATCCTGCCGGACTCCGGTGCTCAGACGCTCATGCAGTGGTTGCGCGCAAATAACGTCGTGACCGCCACGACCGGTCAGCCAATTCTGGTGCGCTCGGTCCGTGGTCTGGAAACGGCCGGCGTCGGCGATACTCGCCGCATGGTGGCTTACCGTCGCGACCCCACCGTGCTCAAGATGCACATTCCGATGCCTCACCGCTTCCTGCAGCCGTTCTCGCCTGCACCGCTGCGCGTCGAGGTGCCCGGCGTGTTCCGTCTCGGTGGTCTCGACATTCGGCGTACTGCCGAAGTCAAATATGTGGATGGGATCTAAAACATGGCACAGATTAAGAACCGCTTTACGCGCCTGCTCAACGTCGGTGGTGTGGATATTCGCCCCGGCGCTACCGCTAACGTGCGGGAATGGGATGCCATCAAGGACGGCCCGGTCATTAAGACCTGGGTCAATGGTGGCGTGCTCGAGGTCGTCAGCACCGACAACGGTGGTAACAGCCTCCTGCCACCCGTACCGAGCACCACCAACGACGGCGAGACCGACATCGAAAAGATGACCGTTCCGCAGTTGCAGGCATTCTTGACCAGCAAGAATATCGCTTATTCCGACGAGAAAAAGCCGGAACTGCTCGAGCTCGCACGCGAAGCATCCAAGTAAGCGCTTATGGCCTGGTCACCCCCCACGGTTGCTGATTTCAAGACACGCTTTCCGACGTTCGCATCGGTCGCCGATGCAACGGTGCAAGCCATCTTGGATGAAGCAATTCCGCAGGTGGGTGACACATGGCTCGAGCGTGACCGAACGCCTGGTGTCCTCCACCTTGCGGCGCACCTGATGGCGTCGCAAGGCATAGGCGTTGCCGCGGCCGGTGATAGTTTAGCTGTCACCGGTGCGGTACGGAGTCGAACGGTTGGTGACGTCTCGGTCACCTTTGCCGGCGTCGGTACCGGCTCAACTGGTGGCGCATTCGTCGCTCAGTACAGTACGACCGCATACGGCCTTAAATTTCTGGAACTGTTGCGCAAGAATTTTGCGGCAATCGCGGTGGTGTAGCATGGTCGTGACTGCCCGCGTCCGTCAGACATCAACCGGTACGATCGACAAGATCACCGAAACCATTAAAGACCTCAAGCGTGCGTCGCGCGTAGCTGTCGGCTTTCCGGCTGGCGAGGTCGATAACGACGTGCTCAACCGGGCATTCTGGAACGAATTTGGCACCCGTGGCGGCGCGGCCGGTGGCGGGTGGGGTGGTCCGATTCCTGAGCGACCGTTCATGCGCAACGCCATGCGCAACAATACCGAAAACTACCGGGTCGCCATGAAGTCGGCGGCACGCGGTCTGATGATGGGCGAAACGGCCTTGACGACCGTACTGTCAAAACTCGGTCTGCTCGCACAGGGTCACATACAAGCGGAAATCGTATCGCTACGGTCACCGCCGAACGCCGACCTAACCATCGAACTAAAAGGGTCGAGCAATCCCCTTATTGCAAGCGGTGAAATGCACCAGGCCGTAACGTGGAAGATCATGGATGATTGACCTTGGCAAATTGGCAGTGATGGCCGAAGCGGTACCGGTGACGCTCGAGACGGTCGGCGGCGCCTATAATGCCGCGGGCAAGTGGGTCAAGACCGAGCCGGTACAGACGACCATACAGGCCACCATACAGTCAACTGACGGCAGTCAACTACGCGACATGCCTGAGGGTATAAGATCCGAGGCACGCTCGCTGCTGTGGTCATCAAGCGTGGTTGCGACAGGTGACGTTGTGATTTACAAAGGGCAACGGTATAGGGCAATCTATATTTGGGAACGGCCCGAGGGTGGTTTCACCCGTGCGGCTTTAGGGTTGGCTAAATGACAGATGACGACATCATCGGCGGGG